CTGTGGTGAGCTTTTACTTTGGTGCGAGTAAGTCGGGGGGCAAATGAGCAAGATATTAGAGCAGTTAAAAAGACATGAGGGTTCTCGGACTCACTTCTACCGATGCACGTCTGGCCTTGCCACAATAGGAGTCGGTCGTTGCATTGAGGAAGGTTCTCTGGGTTTATCTGAAGACGAGATTCTTTATCTCTTGCAGAACGATGTAGGCCGTTGTCAGCGTGAGCTGTTAGCGTTCTCTTGGTTCACCGACTTAGATTCAGTTCGCCAGGATGCAATGGTAAACCTGCTGTTTAACTTAGGCATGACGCGTCTCATGGGCTTTAAAAATGCCTTGTCAGCTATGGAGCGCGCTGATTACAACACTGCTGCTGATGAATTCATGGATTCTCGATGGGCCACGCAAGTCGGTAATCGCGCCGATGAGGTCTGTGAAATGATTCGTACAGGACGTTACCCCTCTACCTCTTGACCCATCCTTCTATGTAACCTATTCTGTTATCACCCAATGATAACAAGGAAGGGTTATGAAACTGATAGAAGCATCAGGAACTGAGATCCTCAGATCCCTCACACGCACCTATCCTGACTGGCAGGACCATGGACTTGATGTCATCAATAGCCGCGAGGTGAAGGGTGATCTCATTTTATGGCTTATCAATCGCCGCCCAGGTTTAGAGCGAGACATCTTGCCGCCGTTTTTAGTCGAGTATCACATGGCTTGGATCTGGGAGGCTTTCCGTGATGATCACCCAGGTCGCCTCTACGAGATGTATGCAAACGCTACGTGGGAGTACGTCAAAGAAGATCTGTACGACGAGCTTATGGTCGACTTCCAAGCGGAGGGCGGAAAGCATGCAACAAGACATTGATCTTTTTGCGGAGTTGAGACTGCAATACATGCGTAAGCTTGCAAACGATCCTAAGTTTGAGAAAGAGGTAGAACACCAGCTCGCATATCAAACCGCTCTGCGCTCTATCGAAGACCGCAAAGCAAAAGTAGAGAGACGTAAGAAAAAAATAGCAGAAGAGTTTGAAGCGAGATCGAAAGCTGTAAAGAGGGGTTGGGAGAAAAGAAGGAAGCGAGAAGCGCTCCAAGCTTATAAAAACAAGTTCATAGCGAAACGCGATAAAAAGATGTGGCCTCGTAGAAAGGTCGAGCACGGGTTTGGTGGTGAGTTTAGCGAGCGTTTTAGGCTGTGCTGCGAAATTCCTGAGCCGTTAATGGGATTTGATTTAGCGGAAGAACTTTATAGTCAGCCAGATTCAAATTACGACTCACTGACTCACTATCTAAGAGCAAAGGCAAAAATATGATTGATATGGAAGACATAAACACGCGCTTTCCAAACTGGATTGATGACGTGAATGACATAAGTTGCACCAGAACCCGTGCAGACCTCGTCCTATGGCTTATTGAGGATCACGCGTTGACAGAGCTTATCTCGGAGGCACTCTGGGCAGATAACTTTGTTGCGGAGTATGTAGCTGAGGTGTTCAACCCAGAACGGAATGAACCACTTTACGTGAAGACACGGGATGCTATGTGGCGGTTTAGCCAATGCATATTGCTGGAGTGTCTGATCGAAGAAAACACACGCTGGAACGACGCTTTACGGGAGGAAGCATATGCATAAGTACACGGAACTGGCTCAGATCGATTGCTCTGAGTTTATCGAGAAGAAAGGTAACCTGTCCTACATTAGCTGGGCATCTGCATGGCACATCCTATGCGAGAAGTATCCTGATGCGACTTACGAGCATCATGACTGGGTGGAGCGCCCCAATGGCGAGATAATGGTGTTCTGCACCGTCACTGTAGGAGGGAAGTCATTGAAGGCTCATTTGCCTGTGCTTGATCATCGTAATACACCTGTCAAGAATCCCACGGTTTTCCAGATTAATACCTCAATGCAGAGATGTTTCGCAAAGGCCATCAGTATGCACGGTCTGGGGCTCTACGTTTACCGTGGTGAGGATTTACCGCCTGAGGAGCACGTACCCCCTTACAAGGCCGCAATCGACGTTATGGACCTTCCTGTGAGGTTTCACGAGTTTGTGAAGAGTCTCGACGACGAGGCCCGTGATGATGCTTTTAACGGCGCCCCAGCGGGGGAAAAGACAAAATTCAAGCAGCAATGGCGCACGACGCTCGCTGATGCGGAGGCGCAGTTTGATGAGTACGTCAATTTCATTCGAGAAGGAGTAGAGGAGGAAGACGCAAACAAGGTCTATGACTTGGTCAGTGATTTCACAGAGTACGAGAAAAACGTGGTGTGGGGTCGGTTGACTGATAGTCAGAAAAGCAACGTGAAAAAATTATTGGAGACAATTGATGAGTAAAGGAATCAACAAGGCCATTTTGGTCGGCAATTTGGGCAACGATCCAGAGATTAGGCAGGGTAATGCGGGTCCGTTCACTACCTGCTCTCTTGCGACTAGTAGTAGCTGGAAGGACGCCAACGGTCAGGAGCAGTCAAAAACTGAATGGCACAACGTCGTCGCCTACGGTCGCCTGGGCGAGATCATGGGGCAGTACCTAAAAAAAGGATCAAAAATATATGTAGAAGGCTCGATCCGCACCAGTCAGTGGCGAGATGACAACGGGCAAGACCGCTACAACACGCAGATTATTGCGAGAGAGATGCAGATGCTCGACTCGAAAGGCGCTAACTCTGGCGACTCTTACAACAAGCCAGCACAGCCTAAGCGATCAGCGCGTCAGCAAAGCCAAGGAGATATGTCTCGTGAAGCACCGCCTTTCTAGGATTAAGGGTTTTCATACGGGTAAAGGCGTCTGCAAGGCTCAAAGCCTCGCGGGCGTCTCCAACGAGCAAATTGCAGAGACATTGGGCGTGAGCAGAATGCAGGTCCATCGATACAGGAGCCAAGGTGACATCCGTTTCGGCACTATGTGCAAGATTGCCGATCTGTGCGAGATGTCAGTTTATGACCTCATCAAGGAGTGTGAGGAATAAAAAAGCCCCCAGGGAGTAAGGGGGCAAGGCTTGAACTAACTATGAACTAAGAGCACTTGGAAGTAGTGCTCGGCCATTATAAGCATTGGAGGCAAACAATGACAAATTGGGTCGAAGAGACAGCAAAAGAGTTAGCTAACCATCGGTTACACGTTGACGAAAAGATGGCTATCAAAGTCTTTCTACAGAAAGCGGCAGGTAAAGAGGAAGAAGAAACTTGGTATCTAGCACACAAACTGCTGGATACCTTGATTGACCTCTGGAACATAAGGGTCCAGCAATGATCGATATGACGTGCTTTAACTGGATCAAGTTGGTGCAGAAGTCAGAGCTTCCATCACAGGCGAAATACTTAGCTCATTACCTATCGACTTACATGAACCAGAATCAGGATGTTGCGTGGCCGTCGCAATCCAGAATACAAGGTGAAACAGGTCTGAGTCACAGCACAGTGCTTAAGTATCTCAACGTGCTGGAGAACAACAATTGGTTGATTAGGGAGAGGGGGAATAGCACAACCAATACTCGGTACATGATCAATGTACCAATGGACACGGCGTTACACACTATTGGATTAGGGGGTAGGTCGAGAGACAACCTACGTAGGTCGACAGACGACCTAGGGGTAGGTCGAGAGACGACCACTAATAACAATATAAATAACAATAGAATAAATAAAGGCGTTCCCTTCGATCAGTTTTGGACTTTGTATCCAAGGAAGACTGCCAAAAAGGCTGCTGAAAAGTCTTGGTGTCGCATGAAGGAGGGCGAACAGAAAGAGGCTATTTCCTATCTAACTAAAAAGCCGTTTGCGAACGAGCTAACAAAGTACATTCCTCACCCGTCGACATTTCTGAACGGCGAGCGGTGGAATGATGAACTAACTAACGAGACACAGAAGGGGGCGCAACACTTCCGATGATTGATTTTAAGGATATAAACATAAACGAGGAGCTTGCCATCGTAGAGTCGGCAGAGATGGTCGCTACAACTGACTTAATTACTAGGGTCGAGGAGAGACGCAACTTTGCTGACCAAGGCATCAGGACACCATGGCAAAAGCTCGATGGTGACTTTGCTCTACGTAAAGGCGAGATGGTGCTTATGGGTGGCTACACTGGACACTTCAAATCTACCGTTGCTTCTCAGCTCGGACTCTCTGCCATAAACCAAGGCTATTCCGTGGGTATCGCATCTTTAGAGCTGTTGGCTGAGGACGTGCTCGAACAATATGTGGAGCTGGCCGCTGGACGGGAACGACCACCGCTGGGTTACGTGAGTAACTTCGCGAAGTGGGCAGAGTCCAGGCTACACATCTACGACAGGGTTGATGCCATAGCGCCCGACTCAGCCATACAAATGGTGATTGCGTTCGCTAAGTACAAAAATTGCGATCTGATCGTGCTTGATGCATTGATGATGATGGGTGTGTGTGATGACTTGGAGCGAGAAAAGGAGTTCACTCAGACACTGGCTGCTGTGGCTAAGAAGTTCAAGGTCTGTGTACTGCTAATTCACCACGTCCGTAAGCCTGCTGGGCATGACGGCGAGAAGCACATCCCAGGTAAGTATGACTTCATTGGCTCAAGTCACCTGGCTAATATTGCGGCATCGATCATTGTGATCTGGCATAACAAAGAAAAAGCCTACAAGCGGAACGATGGGTTCTTAGTCGATGACGATGACCCTGACCTCATCTTCAAGGTGGCGAAACAGCGGTATCACAAATACGAAGGCATGGTGGGCTTGTGGCAACACAACAACTGCCGTGCTTTCTGCGGTACGAGCAAGAGAATCATCGATCAGTACAACGTCCCTAACACGGGAGCTCACAATGACTTTTAAGCGTGAGACTGCGGAGGACTTACACGCAGAGTCTGAAATATTGGATTACATCGCAGATAAGTCAGGTTGTGAGTGGAGCAAGCTTGGTAATGGTGGCAAGTATCGTATCGACGCTGTCATGCATAACAACGGTGATGTGAGAGCTTGGTTTGAGGTAAAGGATTACAAGCGCGGTTTGTTCCTTGGCTTGAACGTGCCGAAGTATCTAGAGGGGTGCAACCTTGCGACGATGACGGCTATCCCATTCGTATTTGGTTTTAGGTACGAGGGGCGGATCGGGATCATCAAGATCCATGGTGGTGGCCCATATGAAGACCTTACTCCGAACCTACGGATGGCGGGCGGAACCCCGAAAGGGCGCAAGCCTAACCCTGACGATGTAGAGCCGATGTATATGTTCAATGAAGATGATGTGAGGTGGATGTAATGATGGGCGACTTTTGGCTCATACGAGACAAACAGGACATCGATAAACGCATGAAGACGTTTACTGATTTCCTTAAGATAGATTGGGATTGGGACAAGCCAGTGAGCTGGAAGGTAGAGGTTTACTCACCAAAACGATCGCTGTCGCAGAATAGCTTGTTTCACCTGTGGGTACGCGAGATCTGCGTCTTTTTACTAGAGCGCAAAAAGGTTCCTCAGCCTGAGAAGCTGGCGGATTTAGAGGAAGAGATAAAGGAGTTGCTCTGTTTCAAGTTTTTAGGGACAGTGGATAAACAGGTGGGGCAAACGGTCATACCAGCGCAAGTGCAATCTACGAAGAAATTGACGCAAGGTGAGTTCTATTTCTTTATGAACCAGGTTCAAGATTGGGCGCTAGATCTCGGCATACACTTAAGTCATCCACAAGACAGTGAATTTATGAAATTGCAGAGGGCGCAATGAAGATTCCACCACCAACCTGTAAGTACTGTCGTAAGGAAATGTCAGTGGTGTTTGGCAAAGAGCCGCCACATTATCTGGAAGGATGGGCATGTGATTGCTCTCATACAGAGCCTGCCATTTGGAGAGAACGCAAAATCACTAGGGGGGATTATGTCAATCAAAATATATCAAGCAGACATCTGGTTCAGCAGGGCGGTGAGGTTACGTGATGGATGCTGTCAGGTTTGCGGTACAACGGAAAATTTGCAGTGCTGTCATATCCACGGTCGAAGACTGCGAATCTTGCGATGGGATATGGACAATTGCATCACCTGCTGCGCGGCGCATCATCGCTACTACACAGAACAGCCAGTGGCCTGGATCGATTTTCTTAATCAACTGCTTGGCCAGGCTCATATGGATATCCTGCGGGAAAAGAGTCGCGGCGCTCTTAAGACTAACAAACAGATACGCGCAGAGATCGCAAAGCATTATCGTGAGGAGGTGCAACGGAAAGAAAGCGACCCAGATTATCAAATGGTAAGCTGGAACTAGGTGGTAATAGGAATGAGGCATGAAGCCGCAAGACGCCTTTATGACTTACGAGCAGATAGGAAAAGAGCTCGGGTTATCCAGACAGGCGGTTCAACTAATAGAAAAGCAAGCGCTAACTAAATTGCGCACATTACTCGCTCATATGGAGGCTGATCTTACGGCTGATCCAGAGGTCCACGACTTCGTGGAAAAGCTAATGCCATACATCGAAGCGCAAGAGTATTACGACGGGGATTTACAGTGAGACTAACTAAGAAACAGCTAGAAGAGGCAATGGAAATGCAAGAGCAAGGGAAGAGCGTAGCGCAAATCGCGTACAAGTATCACGTCCATGAGACCACGATTAGACGCTACATGCGGAATTTTGAACGCTATGGTGAATCACTTTGGTCAACCTATCCCACGGATGTCGCAGAAGATGCGCGTCCTTGATCTGTTTGCTGGGATTGGGGGGTTCACTCTTGGTTTGGAGCGCGCAGGTTTCGAGACTGTCGCGTTTTGCGAGATTGAGCCGTATGCACAGAAGGTGCTTAAGAAGAATTGGCCTGAGGTAAAGATATATGACGATGTTCGAGGGATCACGGCAGAGCGACTGGCTGCAGACCGAATTAGAGTCGATGTCCTCACAGGAGGCTTCCCCTGCCAAGACATCTCAGTCGCAGGAAAGGGGGCGGGTATTGAAGGCGAGCGCAGTGGACTATGGACAGAGTGCGCCCGTCTTATTAGGGAGCTTCGACCCCGATACGCAATCTTTGAGAACGTCACAAACCTGCTTAATGGAGAACGGGGAGATTGGTTTAAGCGAGTACTCGGAGACATTTCCGCGCTCGGGTATGATGCGGAATGGCACTGTATACCAGCTTCCGCGGTTGGCGCCCACCACCGCAGAGACAGAGTCTGGATTGTGGCCTACCCCAACAGCAATGACGGGCGGCGAAGGGATTGCACCCAGTCACTTGGACGGGAGTCACGGTTGGAGTCTAGGCGCAGCGGCGAAGGACAGCCTTTCGCAGGAGCCAGTGAGGATGTGGCCGACGCCTACGGCAAACGAGGACGCGGCGGGAACGCCCAACGGGAAGATGCAAAAAATGTTAGGCAATCACCCATCCTTACGCGGAGACACGCCAGAAGAATGGGCGCGTGGGACGTTGAACCCGACGTGGGTCGAGTGGCTAATGGGGTTCCCTCTCGATCACACAGACTTAAATGCTTAGGCAACGCAGTTGTTCCTCAAATACCTGAGCTAATTGGTAGAGCCATTATGGAGGCAGAAAATGACTACAATCGTGTTTGATAGTGTAGAGAGTGCTTTGAGTTGGTGTCAGCATCATGACGTGAGCACTAAATATATGACAAACCTTCAGGGAAGTTGGGTGTTAAAATATCCAGGCATACATGACCCTTACGAGGGAGGCTGAATTGGTTGAATTAAAGCTAAACGAAAAGCTCCTGACCGACATGGCGAATCCGCAATGGCGCAGTCAGATACCCTTTACTATGTCGCATGCAATTAATCGGACTTTGATTGCTTCACGCAAAGAACAGCAAGAGGGTATGGATAAGCACATCGCGGGTGGGCCAACGCGGTTCACTCGATCTAGTGTGCGATACAAAGCATCAAACAAGCGCAACCTAGAAGGCCGCTTGTATTACCACAAAGATGCTGCGTACATGAAAAACATCATCGATGGCGGAACCGTCAAGGCAAAGAAAGTGAAGCTGTCTGAGCCAGTCAATGTGAGGCTCGATAAGTTCGGCAACATCCCCTCTGGTCGAGGCAAGAACAAATACACAGCCAGAGCGAAAGCCGATAAGAAGTTTTTCTTTGGCATCCCTAAAGGGCGTAGGGGCGACGAGTATCGAGGCATATGGCGCCGCTACGGTAAGGGGGGTTACTCCGCACTGAAAAGATCTAAGAGAGGCAAGGTAAGCGGCGGCAAGGCAAGAGGCACAATTAAGTTAATGGTATCTTGGCGCCGTGGCCAGCGCGCTGCCCGACCTACCTTCCCTGCTTACGATATCTTTGAGGCACATGGCCCGCAGTACATACAGAGACAGCTTAAGATTTCGTATCGTTTCGCCATGCGCACTGCCATCAAGAAGCAATCGAAAATGACAGGTTTCTAATATTCCACGGCTATTCCATGGGTATCCCACGGGTATCCCATGGCTATTCCACGGTTGTCTCCAGGTTGGCTCGAAGTCGATCGCAATCCAAAAAAATCCAAAGTCTATCCCACGGCTATCCCATGGCTATCCCACGGCTATCCCATGGCTATCCCATGGCTATCCCATGGTTGTCGTGGAACATGCGTGGAACACCGATTTTGACCCCCTCGCGCACCATCGCGGTGCAAGGTTAGTGAGTGCTAACTAGGGCGGTCGGTATTTGGCAAATCACCCAAAAAAAGCGAGCGACGTAACAAAAAGCGTGACAAGTGAGGGCGGTCGCGATATTTATGTGCTCGTGCTCGCAACAAAGCGGGCGGCTTGAACTAAGAAGAGAGGCAAAAAAAGATGACTTACGGAATGCAAATAGTAATTGGCTTAACGCTGAGTTTTTTTTCCATCATGGCGCTTTATGCGCCTTTGTATTAAGGGGGTTTGGTAATGAAAAACGGATTCGACCTAGTAAACACGGTAAGGGTGGAGTGTCATCGGCACGGCTTTTTGATGACCGATATACATTACTCGTTAAAAGAGCAATACGCGGTATTCAGTGCGCGTAAGATAAGCGAGCCAGTTAATGGGCTTTCGCACTCTACACACTTATTTATTCCCGATCACGGGATGATCTCGGGACAATATGGGCTAACAAAAGAAGAAGCAGTTAAGGCATTAATCCAGCGCTTTGATGATCTGCAAGGGGGTGCGCAGTGAATTATCAATTCGTTAAAAAGAGTAGTAATAAAAAAGTGGGACCAATACCCGTAACGAATAGCCATCGCGGGACGTGCCCGCCATCGTGCCTTCTTAGTGGTGATGGGGGCTGCTATGCTGAGGCTGGCTACTATACGCGCATGAATTGGGACAAGCTGGACGCGGGCGAGCGTGGTGGTGATTGGAGCCAGCTAGTCGACCAGGTCGCCAGGTTAAAGGAAGGCCAATTGTGGCGTCATAATGTGAGCGGAGACCTACCCGCTGCCGAACCCGACGTGATCGATAATCGCAAGCTTGGGCAATTGGTAGGCGCTAACGCGGGCAAGCGTGGGTTCACGTACACACATTACCCAATGAATGAGGCCAATCGGGACGCGGTAGACTTCGCGAATGATTTGGGCTTCACCATTAACGCAAGCGCCAACACTGAAGCGCAAGCCGTCGACTACCATAAGAGCGGACTTCCTACTGTTTGCACCATATCCCGCGAGAACCGTGGGGACCGTTGGGTTTCGTTTGAGCGTGGTGGGTCGCGCTTTGTGCAATGTCCCGCGGAGTATCGCGAGGATGTATCGTGCTCAACGTGTAAGCTTTGCTCTGTCGCATCCCGTGAGGTAGTAGTTGGGTTCACTGTTCACGGTACGCGCTCCGCCAATGCCGATCTAATAGCGAGGGGATAACTATGCAAATCAAGTTAAACAGCAAGAAAGAACTAGAGCTTTTTTACATCGGTCTTATGTTGGGCAAGGAATTGCAAGTTGTTGAAGAATGGACGAACCACGAATGCGTGGGTTTTGGAGACTTCGAGGGTCTTAATATCGTCTTGAGCAAGCATCACATGTCGCTAGACTTTGACTATATGGACAACCGTGAGCGCTACTTTTCCGCGATTGGTGTTGTTCATGAGGCAAGGCGCGAGGTCAACGAATGGCTAGGGGATGACGATGAAAGCCGCCAACGATGATCGGTTCTGGTATGCCGTCCCCCCTCTTGTGGCTTTAGATGGTGACCAAGCGCGACGTGTGGCGCGTGAGACTAAGCAAAGCAAAAGACAAGAAAGCGTAGGGGGAATATTCATTCTCGCTTGCCTTGGCATTCTCACGGGTTCCGTGGTGGGGTCGCTATTATGAGAGACAGCGACGCATGGGCGTCAGCCTTTATCGGAACCATGATCGCGAATGTGACGCTGTTTGGCTTGGCGCTCTACTTGATCAAC